GGCTCGGGAGGCGGCTGGCCAACTCTATCCGCAGCCAGACCTACCCGAAGGCCGGGGAGAGCCTGAACGCTGCGGCGCTCGTCTGGTCGAAGGCCCCGGTCATCGTCGGTGCGCACGACACCGGCCCGCTGATCCGCTCGCGCGACGGCTTCTGGCTGGCGATCCCGCTGCCGGCTGCCGGCAAGGGCCGGCGCGGGGGGAAGCTCACGCCCGGAGAATGGGAACGCCGCCGCGGGATGCGGCTGCGCTTCGTCTATCGCCGGCGTGGCCCCAGCCTGCTCGTCGCCGACGGGCGGCTCAACAGCCGGGGGCTCGGCGTGGCGTCGCGCGCGAAAACCGGCCGTGGCCGCGCCACCGTGCCGATCTTCCTGCTGGTACCGCAGGTGAAGTTGCCGAAGCGGCTGAACCTCGACCGGGACGCCGAGCGGGCGCTCGACAGCGTGCCGGGGCTGATTGTGGCGAATTGGGTGGAGGGGAGACTGCCGTAGTCAGCGCACCTGAGACTTTTCGGGTTGGTCGAGGTCAATTCATCGGCGACACTGTGGAGATCGAATCCCAACACTGCAAATGCCTCTCTATGAATGAAATCTCTGAGATCCGTTTCAACGCCATCGCTGGTTACGCGCGCCAGCCGATGGCTCGAGTAACTGGAGAGGAGCTCGCATACTTCGAAAGTGATGACGGCACCCTCATGGGCCTTCTTCTGCGCGACAGGTCGGACAATGACTTTGCAGGCATGGCGTTCGGCCGTGACAAAAGGCTTCGCTTTCGTTGGACGTCCATGACGAACTTTTTTGAGTCGCCTAAGAAGGCCGTTACCGCACTCAAGAGTCTGATGGAGGACCTGCGCAAAAAGCCCGAAGACTTTCATTATCAAGGGGATGAAGTTGGTAATCCGGTCGATTTCTTCACACCAGTTCACGCACCCGAACGGCTCCACCCAGACTTCTCGACGATAGTGTCTGCAGCCGAGTTTTCTCCGGCGCGCGGTATAATCGAGCCGATGATGCGTTGGCATGAAGATCTGGACGGGAACTTCGTAGAACAATTCCAGTCGACTGCATTCGACCAGAGAGTATGGGAATTGTACCTTTTCGCGGTGCTAACGGAAATCGGATATGTGCTCGATCCGACGTCGGCAGTTCCTGATTTCATGGCTGGAGGGCTTTACGGCCAATTGGCTATAGAAGCGGTGACGGTTGGGCCAACGCGGAATGGGGGATCGATTGTCCCGCCGCCTCCAACCGAAACACCCGAACAGATGACGGCGTACTTAGAAGAGTACATGCCAATCAAGTTCGGAAGCCCCCTGTTCAGCAAGCTGAAGAAAGAATACTGGAAGAGCGATCGGCTGACTGGCATCCCATTGGTATTCGCAGTCGCTGATTTTTCATCACCCGGGTCGATGGTTTACACAAGATCGGCGCTTGAGAGATACCTCTACGGATTTGCGTATCATCCGAGCGTGGATGCCAACGGGAAATCGACACCCGCTCCACGTAAGATTGTCCAACATAGCTGGGGCGAGAAGACTATTCCCTCAGGCTTTTTCGATATCCCTGAGGCACAAAATGTCAGCGCGGTTATATCCACAGCAGCTGGCACGGTCTCGAAGTTCAACCGGATGGGCCTGCTGGCGGGTTTCGGAAATGGCGACGTGCTAATGATCCGCGAAGGTACATGTGTCGACCGCGATATCAATGCCGCGAATCCGTTGGTTTTCCGAGCAATCGTAAACGCCGAAGGCTACAGGGAGTCATGGGTGGAGGGATTGAACGTATACCACAACCCGAAAGCCAAGATTCCATTGCCTGAGCATTTGTTGCCCGGAGCAGCCCACCACCACTGCGACGCTGAAGGAAACTGGACATCATCAGCGCCTCACTTTCATCCACTTGCCTCCACGACGCGGCTGATCGCCAAGGTCGATGTTGATCGTGCACTTGCTGACCTTGACGGTCCGCCGATCATGTTTTGGAAGCATCAGCAGTCTGAGTAGCGTGTGACTTGGGCTACCTCGGAAGTCGACGAAGCCATTCAGGCCGAAATGGCCGGTAATGACGCCCTATAGGTAAATGAATGCCCACTCATCGCGAAACCATCCTCGCCGCGCTGCATGCGCGGCTCTCGGCGCTGCCCACCACCGTCCTGCGCGGCGACGTGCTGCCCGAGCGCGTGCCGTCCGGGGGCCTGCTGGTCCTGCGCGATGGCGAGCCGGGGGAACCGGAAGTCACACTGTCGCCGCTCGCGTACCACTACCAGCACCGCGCCGAGATCGAGGTTGTGGTCCAGAGCGGCGACCGTGACGCGGCCTTCGATACGCTCTGCGCCGGAATCGGCATGACCCTCGCCGCCGACCGCACGCTGGGCGGGCTCTGCGACTGGGTCGAGGCGGAAGCGCCACGGCCGGTCGATCTGCCCGTCGAGGGCGCGGCGAGCCTGAAGGCGGCGGTTATCCCCGTCGTCCTTCACTACACCACGGCCGATCCGCTGGTCTGACCGCAACAATCGAAGGAGAACACCATGGCACGCGCCCAAGGGGCGCGGTCGCAGCTGGCGGCCGCGTTCGAGACGACTTACGGCACCGCGCCCACGAGCGGCTTCATGCAGATGCCCTTTGCCAGCGCCTCATTGGGGGCGGAGCAACCGCTGCTGGCTTCCGAGCTTCTTGGCTACGGCCGCGATCCGCTGGCCCCGATCAAGGATGCGGTGACGGCGGACGGCGACATCACCGTGCCGCTCGACGCCGAGGCCTTCGGCTTCTGGCTGAAGGCGGCATTCGGCAGTCCGACCACCACGGGCACCACGAACAAGACCCATACCTTCAAGTCGGGATCGTGGTCGCTTCCCAGCATGGCCATCGAAGTGGCGATGCCGGAGATCCCGCGCTTTGCCATGTATACCGGTTGCGTGCTGGATCAACTGAGCTGGAGCATGCAGCGCTCCGGCCTGTTGACGGCTGACGTCAAACTCGTAGCCCAGGGCGAGAATGTCGCTACTGCCACGGCGGCCGGAACGCCCACGGGTTACGCCCTGCAGCGGTTCGGGCATTTCAACGGCGCGATCAAGCGAAACGGCACGAGCCTGGGCAACATCGTCTCGGCGGATATCACCTACTCCAACAATGTCGAGCGTATCGAGACCATCCGCTCGGACGGGCGCATCGATGGGGCAGACCCCTCTATCGCCGCGCTCACCGGCAAGATCGACGTACGCTTTGCCGATACCACGCTGATGGACCAGGCGCTGAACGGGACCGCCGCGAGCCTCGAGTTCTCCTGGGTGATCTCGGCCAATGTCAGCCTGACCATCACCGCGCATGCAGTCTACCTGCCGCGGCCCCGGGTCGAAATCCAGGGCCCGCAAGGCGTCCAGGCCAGTTTCGACTGGCAGGCGGCCTACGACTCCGTGGCCGGGCAGATGTGCACGGTCGTCCTCAAGAACCAGGTAGGGAATTACTGACATGCTGAGCCTCGATCTTACCAATGAGCCGCGCTGGCACGAGCTGGCTCCCGGCGTGCAGGTGCAGCTGCGCCCGCTGACCACGGCGCTGATGGTGGCGGCGCGCAGCGATCCGGCCGTCGAGGCTGTGCCCGAGGAGGCTTCCGACGAGGAACGCGCGCTTTCATTCGCCAAGGCGCTGGCGCGCAAGGCGGTGCTTGCCTGGGAGGGCGTGGGCGACGTGGACGGCAATCCGATCGAGCCGAGCCCCGAGGCCATCGATGCTTTGCTGGACGTCTGGCTGATCTTCGAGGCCTTCCAGCTCGCATACGTCTCGAAAGGTCTGCTGCTGGAACAGGAAAAAAACGCCTCCGCGCTCTCACCGAGTGGTCCTTCGGCGGGGGCGAGCGATACTGCGAGGACTGCGAGCCCCGCGGCGCCTGCGAAGACTGCCCGGCGCGGCTGAACCGGCCGCTGACGCATGAAGGCTGGCAGGTCTGGGATCTTGTCGGTCGTCTCGGCGGCCAGCTTCGCGTGCTGCCTGGTGCTGTCGTCGGCTGGGACTTCACCGCCGCGCTTGCGCTCGGCGATGCCCTCGGCGTGCCACCAGCCGCTTTGGCCGAACTGCTCCCGGTCATGGAAGCGGTGATGGTCGCAAAGCTCAACGAACAGATGGAGGCTTCTCATGGCGGAAAAACGGGTTAGCATCCGCCTCGCCGCAGTCGGCGGCAGGCAAGTGCGCGCCGAGCTGGAAGGCGTGGGCGAGGCCGGCGCCCGCGGCTTCGGGCGTCTCAGCCGTGAGATGGAGGCCGCGAACGCCCGGCTCGCGGGCTTCGCACGCCGGGTGCGCGTGGCTGCTGCTGCCGCCGTTGCGGCTGCCACCGCCGCGGGTATCGCCATGGTCCGCTCGGGCCTGCAAGCGGTGGACGCGCAAGCCAAGCTCGCGCAGTCACTCAGAACAACCGTCGCCTCGATCCAGACACTGGAGCGCGCGGGCGAGCTTGCTGGCGTGTCGATGTCCGGCATTGAGCAGGCCACGAAGGACCTGACGCGACGGCTGAGCCAGGCTGCAGCCGGTGGTGGTCCCGCGGCTCAGGCGCTGGAGCGGCTGGGTCTCTCAGCCTCCGACCTGCTGACCCTGCCGCTCGACGAACGCGTGGGTGCGATCAATGCCGCCATTGAGAATTTCGTGCCCGCCGCCGAGCGCGCGGCTGTCGCGGGGCAGCTGTTCGGCGAGGAAGGCTCCATCGCCATGAGCCGGATCGACACCGCGACGCTGCGCCAGGCGACCGAGGACGTGCGTGCCTTTGGGGTTGTGGTCTCGGAAGCCGACGCCGACCAGATCGAGCGAACCAATGACGCGATCTCCCGGCTCGGGCTGATCTGGCGCGGGCTGTCGAACCAGCTCGCCGCCGCCGCGGCGCCCGCGCTGGAAACGGTCGCCGATGCCATGGCGGCGGTCTCCAGCCGCACCGGGCCGCTTGGCCAGGCCATTGCAGGGCTCTTCGACAATATTGGCCGACTGACCACCTATGCCGCCACCTTCGCTGCTTTCCTCGCAAGCCGCTGGGTTGCCGGGCTGACTGCTGCGGCCCTCTCGGTGCGCGGCTTGGCCACCGCGCTCGTCGTCCTGCGCGGCGCGCTCATTCGCACCGGGATCGGCGCGCTGATCGTCGGTGCGGGAGAACTCATCTACCAGTTCACGAAGCTCGTACGCGGCGCTGGCGGCTTTGGCGAGGCGCTCGGGCTTCTCAAGGATGTGGCACTCGAGGTGTGGACGCGCATCGGCGACGGCGCCTGGAGCGTCGTCTTGCGTATGCGGGCGGTTGGCAACCGTCTCAAGGCCACCTGGTTCGACGCGCTCGCCGCCATGCAGGACAAATGGGCGCGGTTCCTCAAGACCATCTCGGGCGCGCTGTTCAGGATCCCCGGCATGGACGGGCTGGCGATGGATATCGGGCTCGACGCCGCCTTCGCCGGCCAGGCCGTGGACCAGCTGCGCAGGACGGCAGACGAGTTCCGCTACTTCGCCGGCAACCTGGGCGATCAGGCGGATATTCTTGCCGGCAATATCACCCGGCCGCTGGAATCGATGACTGCCCTACGCGACGCGATGAAGGGCGCGGGCGAGGTTGGCGCGGATGCGCTCGATGAGGCCGCGGCGGCGGCCGACCGGGTGACGGAAGCCCTCGACTCCGCCGGTCAGGCCGGCCGCGCGGCGGGCGCGGCCAATGCCGACGGCGCCGACCAGGCGGCGACGGGCTGGGCGGCAGTCACCGCGACGTTGGCCGACTATGCCAGCAAGGCCCGCGACATCGGCACCGATATCGGCCAGTCCCTCGTGAGCGCGTTCCGCAGTGCCGAGGATGCGGTGGCCGCGTTCGTGAAGTCCGGCAAGCTCGACTTCCGCGATCTCGTGACCTCGCTCATCGCTGATCTGGCGCGGCTCGCGGCAAGGCGCTTCATCCTCGGACCGATGGCGA